ACGACGATATCGTCGACCACTGTTGCGACGCCTGGAACAAGCTCATCGATCAACCATGGCGCATCATGTCCATCGGGCTACGGGATTGGGCGCATGGGTTCTGATCAATGAGAACTGGTATTAGCCGGCGTGCGACAAAAGCGTCACTGGCTAGGGATGTGATTGGCCGTCGTCGTAATATCGTTCACGAGAGGATTGAATGGATTATGCTTTTCGGCTGCGTCTCTATCGCCGCATTGAGCGAGAGCGCCAAACAAAGGTCTTGGCGTTCATTACCGGGGATAGGCCGGGTATGGAAACTGCGATTGCGCCGGATTGCATAGCGCCGTTTGTCGCGCTGCTGGATCAGATTGGGCCAACGAATAAAATTTCGTTAGTCCTGTATACGAACGGCGGCCAAACCCTTGTCGCTTGGCGGCTGGTAAATTTGATACGGACATTCTGCGATGAACTTGAGGTCATTGTCCCGACAAAGGCGCTGAGCGCCGGCACACTAATCACGATCGGTGCCGATAAAATCGTCATGACGAAACAGGCGGCGTTGGGACCAATTGACCCAAGCGTTAATAACCCGCTAAACCCACAAGCAAATATACTCTGGCAAATGCGCCAAGTTCCGGTGAGCGTAGAAAATGTCCGTTGATATATAGACGCAGCTCAGAACGAGTTAGGCATCAAAAATGAAAGCGCGATTGCATCCGTTTTAATAAATATGGCTCAATATATCCATCATCTTGTTCTTGGCGAGATATTTAGGACGCGGGAGCAAATACGATTTCTTGCGGGTAAGCTAATTGTTAGGCAAGTTGCCGACTCGGAAAAGCAAAAGTCCATCATATACTTCTTGTGTGCCGATAGCGGCAGTCATGATTATACGATAAATAGACGCGAGGCTACGGAACTCGGGCTAAATATTGAAAAGCCATCCGAAGCGTTTTATAAGGTTATTGGTCAGATCGACGGTAGCTGGAGGACGCAGCTTGAGCTTGATCGTCCGTATCTTCCTCAGGGGGTGGTCAGCGCGGCCCATGCTGCGCCAGCTACGCCGGTCCAATATACCCATATTCGAGCTCTAATCGAGGGAACGCGAGGCGGTTCTTTCGGCTTTGTATCGGAAGGCAACTTGACGCAAACGCCGATCGCTGGCGCGTTGGGGCCTCAGAATGCGATCAACGATAATCGAACTTTTGAAGGATGGAGGAGGTTGGTATGAAACACAAACCAACTGCCGCGGATGCCGCGCCACAATTTCAGACAACCGCCAACGGTCTGGATGGCTACACGAACTCGTCTGCCGTTCTCGGAAATACAGCAGACGCGATTCGAAATACCACGGTCATAGTTTCGCAAACCATCTGCATAGAGCCGATTTATTGCGCCCAGAGGCGACTTGGCTAATGCCCAAGTGGGGGTAACGCTTCGCCGCGCTCACTCCCCGCCAAGATCCAGAATCGACACCTTGGCTGTCGCTATTTCGGTCGGCCACAGGATTTCCGTGAGACCGGTCGCCGCGGCGACGCGTTGACCTTGCGGCGTGGCGTAGGTGATGACGCCGCCGCCAACCGCGTCGAGATAAGCGACGCCGCGGTTGACCGCTTGCGGCGTCGCCGGCGCATAGACCTCATGCTTATGCCATTTTTCACGGCAAGTGATCGGATCGATGGAATAGGTGTCATGCTCGGTCGCGAACAGCAGCGCGCCGTCCACCATCAGCAGACCCGAGTTGAAGCCGGTGTGCTGGTTCGTATCATAGGTGCAGGGCACCTTAAGCCGGCCCGCGTTTTCGCGCTTGATCTCATTTAGGGAAGAACGCCCGCGATAATTAGCGGCAAAGCAGTTTTCGGCTTCCGCTGTCGCGGAATAGGCGTTCATTTTTTTCCGCGCGCTCGAATTTGAGCGGCGACAAGGCCGCCGACACGCAGGACGAACTGTATCAACGATTCATCGCGTTGCTTGGCCGACAGGATCGGGCGAAATTCACCGTTCAAGCTCCGGTTCGAGGAGTGCCGGGAGCCCTTGGCCTTGGCGGCCTTTCGATGCGCGATATCCAGATCGCGCGCGGTCGTCACGGTGGCCATGATGGAGTTAATGGGTGGCTGCGATGGTTGAACGGCGCGCGGATTTTGGACCGCTGCAAAGGTCTTCGTCATGTTGAATGCTCCATGGTCTTCTTTGATCGTTTCCACGTCGACGCGAATATGCGGCGCAGCGGCATGAAGGAGGCGCAAAAAGCCAGAGGTGCTCACAAGATGAACATCGACGCCCAAGAACGATTCAAGCGAACCAACAAAGTTGGATCGCTGGCGCGGACGGGTCCGCTATCGTTTCACGCATGGAAACCCCTGTTTTCGCGAAACGTGGTTAAGGGAACAGCTTAACGGTGGCAATTTAGTGGTGCCGCGCGAAATATGTGAATTAAAGTCATGAAATGGCGATCAAATTTTGTGGCGTCGCCATTTGCGCGTCTCCGCCGGTCCGCGGCGCTCCGCGTGATCGGCGGGGCGTCATCCAAATTCCCGAGTCGAAGGAAATTTTTTCCCCCGCGCCGAGCGCCGGGGTTGAAAGGGTCGAGCGGCGCAATATCCTCCATGCTGAAGCGAAAGCTTCCTCCAATTACGAAGAATCGGAAGGAGGAGGAAATGATCGATTGCAAACACTCGGCGCTCTTCGCCGTCGTTGTTGCTTCGGCTCTCGCCGGCTTCAGCGGCGTCGCTCTCGCGGGCGATAAATCGGCCGACAAGGGCGCCTGGGCCACGCCGAACGTGCCGGGAATGCCCGGTTACAAGGAACCGGCGAAAGGTCCAGACGAGCCGAAGAAGCCTATTCCCGTGCCGCCCGCCGACGCGAACTCGGCGAGCTATCTGCAGCACATGGGCGCCGAGCCCGAAAAAAAAGCCGAGCCCGAAAAAAAATAAGCGGCGCGGGGCATATGCGAACAGTGAAGCGGCCGTGTTTTCACGGCCGCTTTTTTTAAGTTTAGCGCAGCATCGATGAGTGAAGGGTGATTGGAGCTTCGCTCCGCCGCGACTTGGTTGAATCCTTCCCGTGAACCCTCATCCGACCCTTGCTGACGCAAGGGCCACCTTCTCCCACAAGTGGGAGAAGGACAGAGCCGCCGATTGTCCCGCATGATCCACTCGCAAAACCTCGCGCGCATGACACCCTTCGAGCGCGAGGCCTTCGTTGCCGCGCTCACGCCGCGCGAGGCCGCGGAGCTGCCGTTTCTTTGGGAGTTTTGGGCGCGCCCGCCGCAGCTTTTGCCTGATGGCGATTGGGTCTATTGGCTGCCGCTTGGCGGGCGCGGCTGCGGCAAGACCCGCACCGGCGCCGAGGCCGTGCGGCGATGGGCGAAGACCAACGCCTACGTCAACATCATCGGCGCCGCCGCCGACGATGTGCGCGACGTGATGGTCGAGGGCGAGTCCGGCCTCATTAATATTTGTCCGCCCGATGAACGCCCCAAATTCGTCGCCGCGCGCAATTGCCTGGAATGGCCGAACGGCGCGCGCACGCTATTGTTTTCGGCTGAAGCGCCGGAGCGCTTGCGCGGCAAGCAGCACTGCAAGCTATGGGCCGACGAACTCGCGGCCTGGCGCTACCCGGAAGCGTGGGATCAGGCGGTGTTCGGGCTGCGGCTCGGCGAGCGGCCGCAAGCCGTCATCACGACGACGCCGCGCCCGACCAAACTCATTCGCGAATTGCTCGCCAATCCGCTGACACACGCCACGCGCGCGACGACTTACGACAATCTCGCCAATCTGCCGCAAAGTTTTATCGACAGAATTTTGCGCGCCTATGAGGGCACGCGGCTCGGGCGTCAGGAGCTGAACGCCGAACTGCTGCTCGACACGCCCGGCGCGCTGTGGACGCGCGCCACGATCGAGGCCGCTTATCTCGCGAAGCCCCCGGCGCTGACCCGCGTCGTCGTCGCGATCGACCCGCCGGCAAGCTCCACCGAGCGCGCCGACGAATGTGGAATCATCGTCGCTGGTCTTAGCGAAAACGGCGAGCCCTGCGTGCTGGCGGACCTGTCGTCGCAGGGCGACACGCCGCTGCGCTGGGCGAGCCGCGCGGTCCAGGCGGCGCGCGATTTCGAGGCCGACGCCATCGTCGCCGAGGTCAACAATGGCGGCGACATGGTGGAGACGGTCATCCGCCAGATCGACGCCAACGTGCGCGTGAAATCCGTGCGCGCCAGCCGCGGCAAGTTTTTACGCGCCGAGCCGGTGGCTGCGTTGTACGAACAAGGCCGCGCGAAACATGTCGGCGTGTTCGCCAAGCTGGAGGACCAGATGTGCCTGATGACGCCGGAGTTCGACCGCCGCGCGGCGGGGTTTTCGCCCGATAGAGTCGACGCGCTGGTGTGGGCGGTGACGGAACTGTGTTTTTCGCAAAACGACGGCGCGGCGATTATCGATTTTTATCGGAGGCTGGCGAGGGAGGCGAAGTAGGGGGCGCGGGACCACCTTGTCCCACCCAAGGGAGAAGGCGGCCCCATGTCCGGACCGACTTTCGATGTTGTCCGGAGTTCAGCCAAGAACGCGGACGCCGGCGCGGATGTTGCCGCTATAGCCGCTAAGATCAATCGCGACATGCCAATGTCCCGAACGCGGCACAGGCAACCTTACCGGCGAGCGCGTCGCGTAGCCGCCGAAGAATTGGTGGCGGCCACCGCGCTGGTAGTCGTTGAAGTTGCTGCTATCCAACAACCGCACATTCGCGGCGTTGGAAAGAGTGACTTCGACAAATTCGTTTCCGTCGAGGAACCCGAGGTCGTGATGCAGGAAGTTCACCGATGCGCCTCCCGACTTAGCGCTTCTTGCCAGCGCCATTGTGCGCGGGACGATGAACGACATAGCCCTGACCCGGCTTTGGCGTCGGCGGAAGCGGCTTTCCTTGAACCGCCGTGCGTTCACGGCCGGTGTCGCCGCCGCGCGGCCCGACAATCTCGTATTCGCCAGACACCGGCGCGCTCTCGCCCGGCTTGTAAATCTTGGACATTTTCCCAGCCCTTTCCGGCTATCGCGTTGATTCCGCCCAGAATGTTTTGCACGGACACATGTATTTCAATTGACATTTACGTCAACCTTGTGTTAACGAATATATCATAAAAATAAGAACGTCAACCACCAATGGGAAGGTCGGCACATGTTCGGAGACAGGCTCAGGCTGGCGCGGAAACGCGCTGGCCTATCGTTGCGCGATCTTGCGGGGCGGATCGGCAATGATGTCAGCGCGCAAGCGATTTCAAAATACGAGACCGGAAAGATGTTTCCGAGTTCTAGCGTCCTTGTGACGCTCGGCAAGGCGCTGGGGGTGTCGCTTGATTTTCTGATGAGCAATGAAGTCGTGGCGCTCGCCGGCGTCGAATTTCGTAAACACTCAGGAACGTCGGCGGCGGAGCGCGCTCACGCTGAATCCGTTGTGATCGAGGAAGTTGAACGGCATCTGGCTCTCGATTCGATCTTGGGTTTGGACAGCGAAAAAAACGAACTTCCGAAAAAGCTCGTCACCGTTCGTTCCTGCGAAGAAATCGAGAAATGCGCCGACGATCTTCGAAGAAAATGGGAGCTTGGAAACGATCCGATTCCAAGCCTGACGGGCCTTCTCGAAGACAAGGGCGTCAAAATTATCGCGGTCGATATTCCGAAGGCCCTATCCGGCCTTACGGGCAATGTGCAACGTCCGAACGGCAAGCCGGATGTGCCAATTATCGTCGTCAGCACGCAGTTCACGATCGAACGACGACGCTTCACGCTCGCCCATGAACTAGGCCATCGGGTCATTGGCGACGTAGAAGGAGATTTGAAGCTCGAAAAGGCCATTCATCGCTTTGCGGGGGCCTTTCTCGTTCCAAAAAAACACCTGCAATGCGAAGTTGCGGGTGCGCGCGACGCCCTGCCACCATACAACGAGATCGTGCGCCTCAAGCACCTCTATGGCGTCTCGGCGGCGTCGATGCTGGTGCGCCTGCGGGATATTGGCATTCTCTCGGAATCAACGGTCAGTTACGCCTTCCAAACCTACGCGCGCACCTGGCGCACGGTTGAACCAATTCCGCTTAATCCCAAGGGGGCACGCGGAAAGCTTGAGCAACCAACGCGGTTCGAACGCTCGGTTTATTGGGCGTTGGCCGATCGCCTTATTTCTTTGCCACGCGCCGCTGAACTGCTGTGCCAGCCGGTGTCTCAGGTCGAATTGGCGGTGCGAGGGCCTTCCATTGGCGATTGATGTTATTGTCAACGACACGTCCTGTCTCATCGACCTGCGGAAAGGCGGTATTCTCACGACCGCCCTTCTGCTTCCCTTTCGCTTTGTAGTCGCTTTGCCTCTCGTTGCAGCGGAACTGAATGACTTCGATGAAACAGATTGGGAAGACCTTTGCGGGCGTGGACTTGAGATCGTCGATCTGGACGGCGCGCAAGTCCAATGCGCCATGAGGCTGAAAAGCCAATTCCCGGGTCTTTCCGTTTACGGTTGCTTCAGTCTTGCCATTGTTCAGACAACCCCCAACTCGATGCTGCTTACCGGCGATAGACTTCATCGAACAAGCGCCGTCGAGGTTGGCGTCAAGGTTCATGGAGTGCTTTGGGTTTCGGATCAAATCGAGCAGGCGCGATTAATAAGCTTTGCCGATCTCGCCGACGCGCTCGAACGCCTAGACGCCGATCCGCTCGTATTTCTACCTGACGACGAGATCACTAAACGCATCGCGCGCCTAAGGAAAAAATCGAAGGGACGATAACGGCAAGGTCGTAGTCGTCATGCGCGCCGCGAGCGCGCCGGGGACTCTGGCCGAAGGCCTGTTCGGTTCGGCGGCCGACAGCGCGTTTCTCGCGGGCCTCGAAACATTGGCGGCGGCGATCGGCTCCGCGGCGACGCTTGGCGCGATTTTCATTCCGACCCCCGCCGGCGCCGTTTCGCATGGCGCGATGCCGGGCGAGTCGGGCCTTTCCTATTCCTTCGACGAACCCGCGGGGCTGCTGCGCCTATACCGCGATGATGAGTCTGGCTCGCAAACCGTCGCCGAGGCGCGGCTGCGCCCCGACGGGATTCTCGCCGAGGCCGAAACCGGCCTGCCCATCGCGCGGATGGTCAAGGGGAGCCTCGTCTTCGACGCGGATTCGCTCCCCGACGCGAAGGCCGAAGCCGAGGCGCGGAGCGGGCGCGACGAACCGAAACTTTGTCCCGATCCCAACCGCGACGTTCCGCATGGGGCGTCGGAGCGCGCCATTGCCTATCAGGAGCAAATCAGCGCCTTGAACAATCCGCGCCGGCCCTTGCCGGCGGGCATGGCCGTCAGCCTGGAGAATCCGCTGACGGGAAAGAACGTCGCCTTCGACGACTGCCGCGAAAGCGACGGGACGATGATCGAAGCCAAGGGCCCGGGCTATGCCGGACTGATGAAGTCCGATTTTTTGGCCAATAGAATTCGGGACGAAGAGTGGTTGCCGCAGGCTGGACGGCAGGTCGACGCCGCGGGATCGCGCGACGTAGAATGGTTCTTCGCCGAGCCCGAGGCTGCGGCAAAAGCGGAGGAGTGGTTTGGGGGCGACGAAAGATTTCAAAAGATTACGATAGTCATCGTACCTGCAGAGGCACCGTGATGAGCAAGCCAAATTTCGTAGAGTTTAAGAGCGAAAGCAAAAGCTATTATATCGGCGCGAGCTGGGAGCAGCGCGCCGAGACTCCGGAGGAACTCGCCGCGCGTTTCCTGCGCATGATCGATTCCCTGAAGGAGATCGACCCCGTTTTCAGTTTTTGGACCTGTGGCAAGAAGCGTCCCGAGAAACTCGAAGAGGTCCGCGACCGCTACGCCGAGGAAATCGCGGCGGGCATAACGCGGGACGATTGGAGAGAGCCCATTCCCGCCGACGGCTATCGCTTCGGCGCGCACACCCGCGACACGCCGAAGGACCGCTCCTTCTATGTGACGTGCAAAGGGGGCTCGACCATCAAACGTAGTTTCACCAATAGCGTGACGCTTGCGACAGATTCCCCGACCGGCTCTCGACCGGATGCGGAAGTGGTCAGCTATCGCGTCTTTCGCCCCGCCTTGCTGGCGATCGTGAACGCCTGGGACCCTGTCCGGGCGCGCGCCACCTCCCATCCGCTCATTCGATCATACACAGGCGATTCATATTTCGCGCCCGCCTGGATTCAATATCTCAATCCCTGGCTCGCCGAGAAAATCACGCCGCCGTCGACGGTTCTGTCCGAGCATTTGCCGAATGGCGGGCTGTTGATGTCGGCGACCACGGAAACCTTCGATGTCGACAACCCCGCGCATCTCGCCGCGGCGCAAGACATGGCCGCCGCCATGGCGCCGCTCAACGAACTCCCTTGGCCTTCACAGACCGAGGCGCCGTCATGACCGAATTCATCCAGAACTTCATCAAAGGCCGTTGGGAGGCGCGCGCCGAAACGCCCGAGGAACTCGCCGCGCGCTTCTTGCGCATGATCGACGCCTTCGAGGCGATTGTTCCCATTTTTCGCTTTTGGGCCTGCAACTATAGATACCCAAGGAATTTCGAGACGCTACGCGACAGCTTCGCGCAGGAAATCGCCGCAAAAGTCGCGCAAGACGGCTCGGGAAATCGCTATCCTCAATTAGGTTATCGTTTCGGCGCCTATACACGAGACGCGCCTGAGGGCGGCTCTTTCATAATCGAGTGCAAAGCGGGCGCGACAGCCGAGAATGCCTTCCCCAATGACGTAACGATGGCGACGTTTGGTCGCAATCCCGACCCGGAGATCATCGACTATCGGCTCACGCGCTCCGCCTTGCTGGCGATCGTTGACGCCTGGGAGCCGGTCCAAGCCGCCGCATTTTCCAACCAACTCTTCATGCGAAGCCGCGAAGCCAAGTATTTTCGCGAGGCCTGGATCCAATATCTTTGTCCCTGGCTCGCCGAGAAAATCACGCCGCCGTCGACGGTTCTGGTCGAGCATTTGCCGAATGGTGGGCTGTTGATGTCGGCGACGACGGAAACCTTCGATGTCGACAACCCCAAGCATCTTGCCGCCGCGCGCGACATGGCCGCCGCGATGGCGCCGCTGAACGCGCTGCCCTGGCCTTCGAAGTGAAGAGTAAATCGCGCGACGTTAGATAATACATCGATCTTTATCGGAGATTGGCGAAGGACCGCCAGCACCCAAAATCTCGAGGGCGCCCTTCTCCCGCTCGCGGGAGAAGGTGTCGCGCGAAGGCGCGACGGATGAGGGCCGCCGCGGCTTACTTAAATCCTTCCCATGAACCCTCATCCGACTCCGCTTCGCGGAGCCACCTTCTCCCACGGGTGGGAGAAGGAAGCGCCATCGCCTGATTCAACTCAAATCCCAAAAAACCAAGAGCCTCATCATGCCGCACGTCTTCACGACCGCGCGTCTTTTTCGCGCGGGGTTTTAGCCCATGGCCGCGCGCGATAGCCAAGCCGGGCGCCCTTCATGGTCGCTGGCTCCGCAGGCCCTGTCCATCGCTTATGGACAGGCGCAATTCATGTCGTCGACCGGCGCGACCAGTCCTTCCGGCTGGTTCGGGCCGCTGACGCCGCTCAGCCCAATCGCGCCTCCCGAGGTCGCCGGGCGGCAGATGGATTTTCCGTCGGGCTACAACATCGTCTCCGGCGCGCGCGCCTATGAGCCGATCGGCTTCGAGGATCTGCGCGCGCTCGCCGAAACATACGATCTGCTGCGGCTCGTCATCGAGACGCGCAAGGATCAGGTCGAGCGCATGTCGTGGTCGCTGCGCCCGCGCCGCCGCGCGACTGGGCCGGGCGGCGCGCGCATAAACCAGCTCACGCGGTTTTTCGAGCGGCCCGATGGCCAGCATTGCTTCGCGATCTGGCTGCGCATGCTGCTCGAAGACCTGTTCGTCATCGACGCGCCGACGCTTTGGCGCCAGCGCGCACGCGGCGGCGAATTGGTCGCGCTGCATCCGCTCGACGGCGCGACGATCAAGCGGGTCATCGACGATTGGGGCCGCACGCCGCAGCCCTTTTTCGACAACGGCGCGCTGGTTCATCCCGTCGCCTATCAGCAAATATTGAAGGGCTATCCCGCGGTCGATTACGCCGCGCGCGACATCATCTACGCGCCGAGGAATCCGCGCGCCAATCGCGTCTATGGATTCAGCCCGGTCGAGCAGATCGTGATGACCGCCAACATCGCGCTGAAGCGCCAGATGTTCACGCTGTCGCATTTCACCGAAGGCAACATCCCCGAGAGTCTGATCGGCGTGCCCGATAGCTGGACGCCCGATCAGATCAAGAATTTTCAGGACTATTGGGACGCTTAATTTACCGGCGATCTCGCGGCGCGCCGGCGCGCGAAGTTTGTCCCCGGCGGCGTCGCCAAAACCTTCATCCAGACGAAGGAGCCGGAACTCAAGGGCGTGTTCGACGAATGGCTGGCGCGCATCGTTTGCTATGCGTTCAGCGTCTCGCATCAGGCTTTCGTCAATCAAACCAACCGCTCGACCGGCGAAACGCAGAAGGAGATGGCGGAAGAAGAGGGGCTGTGGCCGGTTTTAAAGTGGGTGAAGCGGCTGATCGACGGCGTGTTGCTCGAGGATTTTGGCGAAGAGGACATCGAATTCGCCTGGGGCGAGGACGCGCAGATCGACGCGGGCCAGCAGGCGCAAGTGCTGACGAGTTACGTCGGCGCGGGAATTCTGACGCGCAACGAAGCGCGCGTGAAGCTCGGCGAGGCGCCGGTGACGGACCCGGCGGCGAATTTGTTGCTGGTGACGACGGGCGCCGGGCCGGTGACGGTGGATCAACTGCTGGACGATCCACAGGGCTTAAAAAAAAAGTAGCGAAGGCATTTGATCCCGACCAGCCGCGCGATTGGCATGGGCGGTTTGGGTCTGGCGAACTCGCCAAATACAATCCGCATCACGACGAAAAAGGCCGCTTCGCCACCGCCGACGGCGCGCGCGCTGGCGCGAAGGCGCCGCACAACCGAGATCGTGAAGCCAGACCGAAGGGCGCGCGGGTCGCGGGCGTCTTGAGCGAGCTGCTCGGACACATGGTTCCACCGCCCATGGGCGGCAATCGACCGCGCCGGTATGAGCAAAATCAAAATCCTTCGCTCACCGACCCGCCGCCGCCGAGCTTCCCCTCGATGCCGCCCGACGCCCCGAAGGACGAGTCGCCCCCCGCGGCGGTGGAGTCGCCGAAGGAACCCGTCGCCGCAGCGGGCGCGCCGGCGCCAGAGGAACCGGAACGCGACGAAGGAGCAGAACAAGGGGCCGCCAAGCGTGGCGCGCTCAAGGGATCGTTGGATGGCCTGACCGACGCCGAAAAGGAGTTCGTCGAACGGCAGCTTGCTGCGGGGAACGATGTCGAAACAATTCCCGCCACGAATGAGCAAAGGAGCGCGGATTTTTTCATCAACGGCGTTCGCACTGAACTTAAGACCGTTTCGCGGATAGTTGACACCAGGCCGGACGGCCTTTCGGGCGCGATCTCAAGCCGTATTATGGATGCGCGAGGTCAATCGAGCGTGATTTATATTGACGCTCGCGCGCAGTCTGGCATGACAAAAGATGTCGCCGAACGCGCGATAAAACGTGCGTTTGGCGCGGATGGTAGGGGTCGGATATCGCGCGTAACAATCGAGACGCTGGATGGAACGGTTGTTCGCTCAAGGAGGCAATGATGGAAAAGAAGACTGTGTGCCTCCCCACCGAGGAGGAACTTAGCAATCGGCTGCTTAAGCATCTAAAGTGGCGCCCAGGCTCAACGGAGGTCGCGCTTTTGTGGAAGGGCTACCTTGCCGCTCTTTTGGAGTGGAGCCTAATAGAGGTTCAAGCTTACGACCGGCTAATTGCGCACCTCCCCAAAATCGCGCTCAAGGAGTCACACGAATTGTTCCTTGGCGAGCCCATCACGCCTGAGCAGGAAAAAGTGATCGACGAGTATCTGGCGGGGCAGAAAGAGAATTTATAACTGCGAGTAAAAGGCGTTGGCGCCGCCTGAGCCCTCCGAAACGCAGTTGAATTCGCCTGGGGCGAGGACGCGCAGATCGACGCGGGCCAGCAGGCGCAGGTGCTGACGAGTTACGTCGGCGCCGGGATTCTGACGCGCAACGAAGCGCGCGTGAAACTTGGCGAGGCGCCGGTCGCTGACCCCGCCGCCAGTGTGTTGCTGGCAGCGACGGGAGATTTGCCCAAGCCGCGGCGGGAGCGCGTCCCGGGCGTAGGCGCGGGGGCCGCGCTATAAATGAACCCACGGCGTTCGCGCGATGGGGAGCCTTTTAAAATGAAACAATCCACGAAAGCGACGGCCCGGCTCTTTTTCGCCGCCTGCTTTTGTTGCGCCCTGGCGTTTTACGCGGGCCTTGGCCGCGCCGAGGACGCCAAGCCGACCGCCAAGCTGATCAAGCTCGCGGTGTTCGATCTCGAACTCGACGATTTCAGCGCCGGCGGCCCGCTGGCCGGCGAAAGCGCGGAGGAGACCGCGCGGCTGCGGCGCGTCACCGCGCTGGCGCGCGAGCAACTCGCGAAATCCGGCCTGTTCGAACTCGTCGATACAAGCGCGTCCAGCGATGTGAATCAAAGGGAGCACTGGCTGCGCAAATGCAACGGCTGCGAGGCCGACATCGCCCGCGCGCTCGGCGCCGATATGTCCTTCCTCGGCTTCTTCCGCAAGATCAGCGTGATGGAGCAAAACCTTGAATTTCGCATCCGCGACGCCCAAACCGGCGAGTTCCTCAACGTGTCGCAAACGGATTATCGCGGCGAGACCGACGAGTCCTGGAGCCGCGCGATTGTCTGGCTCATCAGGCACGGCCTCGTCGAACCGGAACTCGCGCGCCGCGCGCAAAAACAGGGCCCGTAAGCCCGCGCCTTTCGAACGCCAACCAAACCCAAGCCAACAAGGCTCGCCTCGCGCGGGCCTTTTTCTTTAAGGACGCGCACAGATGACGCAGTTGCAGATGTTCATTCCGCTCACCAAGATCGACGCGGGCAAGCGGCTTGTTTATGGCGTCGTCACCGCCGAGACGCCGGATCGCGGCAATGAGGTCTGCGATTACGCCAGCACCAAGCCCCATTATCAAAAATGGTCGGACGAGTTCCGCAAGGCCAGCGGCGGCAAGAGCCTCGGCAATCTGCGCGCCATGCATGGCAAGGTGGCGGCGGGGCGCGTCGAGGCGATCCATTTCAACGACGACGACAAGCAGATCGAAGTCTGCGCGAAGATCATCGACGACGCTGAATGGGCCAAGGTCGAGGCGGGCGTCTACACCGGATTTTCGCAGGGCGGCGGCTATGTGAAGCGCTGGCCCGACGAGAACGACCCGGACCTCATGCGCTACACCGCGAGTCCTTGCGAGATTTCGCTCGTCGATCTGCCCTGCCTGCCGAGCGCGACATTCGCGATGATCAAGGCCGATGGCGCGGTCGAGACGATGAAGTTCGCGAGTTTCGACGCCGCCGTCGAGCAGGTGTGGATCGCCGGCGACGGCAAGACCTTCAAGAAGAAAGCCGAGGCGCTGGCGCATCAGGCCTTGCTTACGAGTTCCGCGTCCATGCTGGACGCGCTCGAGCAAATGGAGAACGATCTGGGCAAGGCCGCGCCAGGGGCGAGGACGCAGGCTCTGGAGCGTCTGCGCAAATGTCTCGGACAAGAAGCGTTCGAGGCCGGCCGCGCCATCGCCGCCTTGCAAATCGTGTTCGACGTGCTGGCGGCGGAAATCGCCGAGGGCGAGGACGACGAAGGGCAGATCGCCGCGTTGCAAGACGCCATCGTCAGGCTGAAGGATTTTATCGTCGCGGAAATCTCCGAGGACGACGAAGACGACGAACAGCCCTCCGATATTTTGGAGCAAGCCGCTTCGCCGCGCGATTTCGCCAAGATTTCCGAAACGCTGGAGGCCGCGCGGCTGGAGCGCGACGCGCAGAAGGCTTTGCTTGCCGAACTCGCGCCGCGTCTCGAAAAGCTCGGCCAGCGCGTCGAGAAGCTCGCCCGCCAGCCGCTGCCGCCGCCGATGCTCGCCGGCACGCGCGCGGTGGAGAAGGGCGCGGAGGCGCGCGTCGAAGACCTCGCGGCGATGACCGGCGAGCAACGCGCGGCGCTGCTCATCAAGGTCGCGCAGAGCCAGCCGCGAGCGCTGCGATAACGACGGCTAGCCGGCGGCCCGGTCCGCGCCGGGCGCCGCTTCGTCCCGCGCGCAATGGCGCGCTTCCTCGAAGGCTAGCCGAAGCTTATGTTCGAGCGAAGCCTTGAGGCTTGTCTTGAGCAAGCATCCGCCGGAAGCCGCGAGCTTCGCGACGACGTGGTCGTCGATTTCGTGTTTCGCGACGTTGCGTTCCAACAGCAGGGCCGCCCGGCCCGGCTTCAGCACATCGTCGACTTCCTTGACGAACTCCTCGCTCACGCCGGCGCCCCTCAAGCCCTCGCCGACGGCGCCCGCCGCGGCGCCGGCGAGAACGCCGAAAACGGGATGCAGAAAAAGCAGCCCGATGAGCAACCCCGACATCGTGCCCGTTCCGAGGTTCAAGGCCCCGGAGTGGACGATATGGCTGAGTCTTATCGCGCCCTTCTTGTCGCGCGCGGCGACCACGGCGTCGGAGATGCGAAAGATTTCCTCGCGCGGCAGCGCCAGCAGCGCATCGCGCGCCGCTTCGGCGGCCTTTGCGTCGGGATAGCCAATCACAATCAGGTCGCGCATGTCGCACCCTCTCGCTCGCGCGCCGCGATGGGCGCTCTTGCTCATATGGGGCGATACGGGCGCGGACCAATCGCCGCCGAAACGCCGGCCCTCCCTTCTCCCACTTGTGGGAGAAGGTGGCCTCGCGAAGCGAGGTCGGATGAGGGGCGCCCGTCGCAAGCGACGGACTTTGGCGAGGTCGGATGAGAAGCGCCGGGATCACCCCGCTTTCTTCGCCGCGCCTCTCTGAAAATCGACCGTCTTCGCATCGTCGTCGTCGCCGACAGAACCCTCATCCGACCCGGCTACGCCGGGCCACCTTCTCCCACAAGTGGGAGAAGGGAGGCGCCCACCAACACCCGCGCCGGGGACGGCGCGTCCACCTCATAGCGGAACTCCCCACATGACCATCCATCACACCACGCATGAAGTTCTGGAAGCCATTCGCAAATCGCAGAGCCTGCCGCAGGGCGATCCGCGGCTGCTCGCCTTCGGGCTCGAAAAGAGCACTTTTTCGCAGCCGACCAGCGCGACCGACGGCCTCGCCTTTTACGATCTCGAACCCGGCGCGAAGTTCCTCGCGCCCGTGCTCACGCCGCTCCGCAACGAGACGCCGCGCGTCTCCGGCCGCGGCGGCATTCAGGCCAATTGGCGCGCCATCACCGGCATCAACACCAACGGATTGCGGCTCGGCGTTTCCGGCGGCAACCGCGCCGGCGTGCAGGCCGTGACGACAGCCGATTACTTCGCGTCCTACAAGGGCATCGGCCTTGAAACCTCGGTCGACTTCGAAGCCGAATACGCCGGCGTCGGCTTCGACGACGTGCGGGCTCAGGCCGGCCTGCGTGGGCTTCAGGCGACGATGATCGGCGAAGAGGCGCTGATCCTGGGCGGGAACAATTCACTTGCGCTGGGCGTCACGCCAACCCCGACCTTGACCGCTTCCGCCAGCGGCGGGTCGCTCGCCTCCGGCACGCTGTCGGTGATTTGCGTCGCGCTGTCGCTCGACGGCTTCATCAATGGCTCCGTGCTCAACGGCGTGCAGTCGCAGATCACGCGAACCAACGCCGACGGCTCCACCGACATTTTCGGCGGCGGCGCGGCGCAGAAGTCGACGAACGCCACGGTCGCCGTCACGGGACCGTCGGGCGTCGTCGCGGCTGTCGTCGCGGCTGTCGTCGCGACGGTGCGCGGCGCGCTCGGTTACGCCTGGTTCTGGGGCGCGGCGGGCTCGGAAGTTCTGGGCGCGATCACGTCGGTCAATTCCGTGAGTATTTCGGCGACCGCCGCCGGAACGCAGACGGCGGCCTCGCTTCCCGGCGCCGATTGGTCGAACAATGCGCTCGTGTTCGACGGGCTGCTCACCATCGCGCTGAAGCCGGGCTCCGGCTCCTATGTCGCGTCGCAGGCGAGCGGGACGGCTGGCGTCGGAACGCCGTTGACGGCGGATGGCGCGGGCGGCGTCGTCGAGATCGACGCGGCGCTGAAATCCATGTGGGACAATTATCGTCTCTCGCCCGACACCATCTGGGTCAACAGCCAAGAAGCGCTGAACATTTCGAAGAAGATTCTCGCCGGCGCCGTCAATTCGGCGCAGCGCTTCATCTTCAACGCCGCGCAGGATGCGATCGGCGGCGGCGTGATGGTGCGGACCTATCTCAACCGCTTCTCGATGAGCGGCGGCTCGACGCTGGACATCCGAGTGCATCCCAATTTGCCGGCGGGAACCATTCTGATGACCGCGCGCAGCATTCCCTACCCGCTGTTGGGCGTCGGCAATGTGTTCCAGATCAGAACGCGCCGCGATTACTACCAGATCGAATGGCCGCTGCGCACGCGCCGCTACGAGTATGGCGTCTATGCGGACGAAGTGTTGCAGCACTATTTTCCGCCCTCGTTAGCGGTGATTTCCAACATCGCGAACGGGTGACGCGACTTCCTTCTCCCGCCCGCGGGAGAAGGTGGCCCTTGCAAAGCAAGGGTCGGATGAGGGCTGCTGCGAAGGATTCCACCAGGTCGCGGCATCCCTCATCCGTCACGCCTTCGGCGCGCTGCCTTCTCCCACAAGTGGGAGAAGGCAGCGCCCGCCGCACGCAGATAGAAAACGGAGCATCCACCCATGACCACCGGCGATCTTGTCGCGCTTGGCGCGGTGAAGAACTGGCTCGGCGTCACGACGAACGACGACGACGCGCTGCTCGCCGCGCTGATCTCGCAGATCAGCCGTGGCATATACAACTACATCAACCGTTCCTTCGTGCTGCCGACCGAGGTGACGGAGGCTTACGACGGCACGGGGCGCGATCAGCTTTTGCTGCGCAACTGGCCCATTGGCGCGGTCTATTCCGTCGTCGTCGACGGCAAGGCGATTCCGCCCGCGCCGATGATGGCCGCGAACGTCCATCCGACGCATGGCTATGTGCTGGAGCAAAGCGACGACGCGCCGCCCGGCGTGATGCAGCAACTGTTCTTGCGCGGGCCGCATGTGTTTCACAAGGGGCGCCAGAACGTCGTCGTCTCCTATCGCGCCGGCTATGAGATCGTCGGCGAGGCGCAGGCGATTCCGTTGAGCGCGCCTTTCACGATCGACGCGCTCGCGCCTTACGGCGGATGGGCCGCGGACACCGGCGTTACTTACGCAGGCGGCGCGGCGATGAGCGCGGTTTTGAGCGCGCCCGCGCAGGGGCAATATTCGGTCAGCGCCGGCGTTTACACATTCGCCGCCGCGGACGCGGGCGCCGCGGTCGCCTTGTCCTATGGCTATATCCCCGCCGATCTCGAGCAATGCGCGCTCGAATGGGTCGCCGACCGCCACAAATACAAGGACCGCATCGGCATGACGAGCAAGAGTCTCGGCGGCCAGGAGACGGTCGCCTATCAGAACAAGGCGACGCCCGATTTCGTCGCGCAGTCGCTGGTGAATTTCCGCAGGATCATCGCGAATTGAGGCGCGCCTTTTCCTTCTCCCGTGGAACGGGAGAAGGTGGCCCTTGCGAAGCATGGGTCGGATGAGGGTTGTTGCGACTTGGTTGAAACTCCCAGGCGGCCCTCATCCGTCACGCCTTCGGCGCGACACCTTCTCCCACGAGTGGGAGAAGGGAGAGCCGCCCTACGAATGAGAATTCGCCCATGCTCGACGTCGACATCGAAGGTGCGGCCGAACTCGCCGCGCGGTTTGACGCCATGCCCGCCGCGATCCGCGCGGCGCTCAGGGACAAGATCGCCGATCTCGCCGATCGACTGGTCGACAAGATCAAGAACGACAAACTCGGCGGCGAGGTCTTGCGCGCGCGCACGGGCGCGTTGCAGGGGTCGATAGGATCAAGCGTCGACGACGACGGCGCGAGCGTTTTTTCGGCGGGCGTCAAATACGCCTTCGCGCAGGAATACGGCTTTGACGGCGACGAGACGGTCGCCGCGCACGCCCGCGCGATCCGCGAGGCCTTCGGCAAGGCGATCGCCCCGAAGATGATTTTCGTGCGAGCCTTTTCGCGTCACATGAACCTGCCCGAGCACAGCTTCATGCGCTCGGCGCTGGACGACATGCAAGACGAAATCGCGTGCGCTTTGAGCGATGCCGTCAGCGAAGGGTTGGACACATGAATGTCGCGCGTGAAGCGGTCTTGGCGGCGCTGGTCGCCTTGCTGGAAGGCGTCGAGTTCGATCAGCCGGTCAATGGCCAGACGGGATTCGTCTCGGTGTCGCGGCGCTTGAAACTCTGGGCCGACGTGCCGAAATCGCAGCGCCCGGCGCTGTTCGTCAGCGAACACCGCGAGCAGCCGAGCTATCAGAGCGAGGCGTTGCCGAGCAAGACCACGCTGAGCGTCGATCTCTTCATCTATATCGACGCCAGCGACAGAAACACCATTCCCGCGAGCGCGCTCAACACGATCATGGACGCGCTGGACGCCGCGCTGAGGGCGTCGCCGATGGCGGGTAACCGCCAGACGCTCGGCGGCCTCGTGTCGCATTGCCGCGTCGACGGCGCGGTTTTGAAAGACCCCGGCGATCTCGACGGCGACGGCCTGCTGTGGGTTCCGCTGAAGATACTGGCGCTTTGACGCGCTCTTCCTTCTCCCACTTGTGGGAGAAGGGAGCGCCCGCGGGATACGACATCTTAAAACTTAAGGAACCAAACGCATGTCCAACAACACTTCGCTCGCCTTCGGCTCCGGCGTCCTGATCGGCACGACGTCGGCCGGACCCCTGCAATTTGGAACCTTGCAGGATGTGTCGGTCGACTTTTCCTTTTTCGGTCAAGTCGCTGATGGGGCAATATCAGTTTCCGGTCGCGGTGGCGCGCGGCGCCGGCAAGATCTCGGGCAAGGCGAAATTCGCCAATATCGACGGCCCCATCCTCAACACGATTTTCTTCGGCAATACGCCGGCGACCGGCGAGACGCTGTGGTCCTATAATGAAGGCGCGACTGTCGGCGCCGCCTCGCCCTACACCGCGACGGTGCCCAACGCCGCGAATTTCGACGAGAATCTCGGCGTCGCCTATGCGTCGAGCGGACTGCAACTGACGCCCGTCGTCAGCAGCCCGGCGGCTGGGCAATATAGCGTCGCGAGCGGCGTCTATACGTTCAGCTCCGCCGACGCCGGCAAGGCCGTGCTGATCACCTACAGCTATACGCAGTCCGTCGCGGGCTCGAAGGCGGTGATCTCCAACAAGCTGATGGGCGTGGCGCCGACGTTTCAGATCGACTTTTACCAGACCAACCCCAATGTCGCCGGCGCGCAATGGTCGCTGCGGCTGTATAGCTGCATCTCGTCGAAGCTCTCGATGGGCAGCAAGCTCGAAGACTTCACGATTCCCGAAATGGATTTCGAAGCCTTCGCCAATGCGTCGAACAACATCGGCCAATTGAACACCGCGATTTAAGGCGCTCCCATGAATCCCGATCCCAACATTGACTGCGCCGGCGCGCCGGTGGTGACTCTGGCCGGGCGCGAATGGTTCGTGCCCGTGCTGGCGATGCGCCAGGCGCGCGTCGTCGTGCCGGCCCTGATGCGGCTCATGCCCGTATTGCAGGAAATGCAGAGCGGCCAGCCCCAGGCGATGGTGATCGGCCCCCAGTGATGGGTCCAGTTTTAATGTTAGTGCATTGTCGGCCTCGGAGCCAGCGCGGGCGGCGGAGCCGGTTGGGGTTGCGCAGCCGCCCGTGCGGTCATGGCTGGCACGAACACCTCAGGAGCTGGTGGCTTGTAACCCAATGATCCATGTGGACGGACGGTGTTGTAGTGACGCCGCCAGCTTTCGATCACGATCCTTGCTTCGGCAAGCGAGTAGAAAATTTCGCCGTCGAGCAGCTCGTCACGCAAGCGCGCGTTGAAACTCTCGATGAAGCCGTTTTCCCAGGGGCTGCCCGGCGTGATGTAGGCGGTCTTCGCGCCGACGGCGGCGATCCATTCCTGCACGGCCTTGGCGACGAACTCGGGACCATTGTCAGAACGGATGTGCTCCGGAACGCCGCGCAGGATGAACAGATCGGTGAGCACGTTGATTACATCGATGGATTTCAGCTTCCGATCGATGCGAATGGCCAGACATTCGTGCGTAAACTCGTCGACGATGTTCAGCATCCGATATTTCCTTCCGTCATGGGTGCGATCCTCGACAAAGTCGTAAGACCAGACATGATTGCGCCGCTCCGCTCGCAGGCGAAGGCATGATCCGTCGGCGAGCCACAGCCGGCCGCGTTTGGGTTGTTTGGCTGGAACCTTCAGCCCCTCGCGTCGCCAGATCCGTTCGACCCGCTTGTCGTTGACGACCCAACCCGCCGTTGTGCGAAGCATCTCCGCGATCTTCCGATAGCCGTAGCGGCCATACTGGCGGGCAAGCTCGACGATGTCGGCGGTCAGCCGCTCCTCGTCCTCTCGTCCCGTCGGAACGCGGCGCTGGGTCGAACGATGCTGTCCGAGCACGCGGCAGACCCGGCGCTCGGACAGTTTCAACTCGGATCGAACATGATCAATGCAGGCGCGGCGACGCGCGGGGCTTAGAAGTTTCCCTTTGCAGCCTCGGCGAGGATCATCTTGTCCAGGGTCAGGTCGGAAACGGCGCGGCGCAACCGGGCGTTCTCCGCCTCGAGCTCCTTCATTCGTTTGACCTGGTCGACCTTCAGGCCGCCAAACTCCTTACGCCATCGATAATAGGTGACCTCCGTCGTCCCGATCGAGCGCACCGCGTCGGCAACGCTCTTCCCCTGCGACAACAGGACATCAATCTGGCGCAACTTTGCGACGATTTCTTCAGGCGTGGGTCTCTTCCGCGGCATTTCGGTCCTCCTCTTCATGTCCAAAGACATACCTCAGGGTGGACCAGTTCAATGGGGGTGGATCAGGAGCGCGGCTCTCCGAGGAAAATTACGACGCGATCATCGCCGTCGTTCACGCCGCGTTGACGCGCGCCTATCCCGAACTGTCACGCGAGATGTTTCTCGATTTGCCGGCCTCGACGCCCGAACTCGTCGCGGCGCTCGGCGTCGTCACGCGCCAGACCGGCTTCTTCCGGCCGGCCGATGCTTCGGGAGACGGTTTGGGGGAAACATTGGGGGAGACGGCGAAGCCTGCGACGGCTCCCCGAAATTCTTCGACCGGCTGATCGCCCATTACTGCCAATGTTCAGGCGAGCGATGGGACGACGCGCTGGAATCGAGCCTGACCTTCCCGCGCCTGTTCGCGCGCCAAGGCTATTGGCGCGAGTTCCCGCCGACGCATGTCTTGGTGCGCGCGATAGCGGTGGGGCTCGGCGTGTTCAAGCCGGCGGCGGCGCCGATGGACGCGATGGCGACGTTGAAGGCGATGTTTCCGGAGGGGAGGATTTAGAGGTCCGCATCCATCGTCATTGCGAGATTCAATCCCGCCATCCACTTCAGCAGCCGCGGATCGGCGGCGGTCCTGGCGAAACGGTTTTCATGCGCGCTCACGGGTGCGCGGTCCGCGCCAGCGCGATCACCGCGCCGAGGATGATCACCGTCTGAAAGCCAATCGTGCCGAACATCCATTTGATGATTTCGGATTTGGCGGCCTCAATCTCGATTTTCAGATCGGCCTTGGTCGCAAGGTCATCGTGCAGCGCGTCGGCGATGGCGGAGGCGAAACCCTCCGCCTGCTCGGTGGTGAGATGGGCTTTTTCTTTTAGCGCTTGGGCGAATTTCAACGTGTCGAAGGCGATGGTCGTCATGGCTTTGGCTCCATCCCCCCAAATAGCACAGGTCCGCCCGCCGCGCACGTCTCTGTCGCGGCGCGCGCCAAGACCCGCCCCTCAACCCGCCTGCTTCTTCACCCAGGCGACATAGCTGTCCATCCAGTTCTGCAAGAACTGCGGTTTGGCGGGCCCGATCTCGCCATGGGCGTCGAACAGGCCCTCCTTCGCCTGGATGAAGGCTTCGGGCTGGCCCAGCGTCGGCGCGTCGAGATAGGCGAGGATGTTGCGCAAATGCTGCTGCGCCATCGCCGTGCCGATCGCGCCGACCGAAACGCCTATGACGCCGGCGGGCTTGCCTGCGAAGGCGTTGGCGCCATAGGGGCGTGACGCATTGTCGATCGCGTTTTTGAGCACGCCGGGAACCGAGCGATTATATTCCGGCGTCACGAACAGAACGCCCTTGGCGGCGGTGATCTCGCCTTTCAGCCGCTTCACCGACGCGGCCTGGTTCGCGTCGTCGTCCTGATTGTAGAGCGGCAGATCGCCGATTTGCGCCTGGTGGAGAGAAAACTCCGGCGGCGCAAGTTTGGCGAGGGCGTTCGCCAGCTTGCGGTTGTAAGAGTCGCGGCGAAGGCTGCCGACCAGCACAAGGATTGGATAGGGGCTCATATCGATCGTCTCCAAAAGTCGGGGATCAGCGGACGCATCGAAAGGGCAAATATTGTTCGGCCGCGGCGAAAGGCCAATTGTCGCTTCTCAGCGTTGCAAAAGTCCAAACAGAGAACATAAAATTCGCGCCAGTTCCGGCGCGGCTCAAATAGGGAAAAACCGTCCATGGCCGACGATGTGACGATCCGCTTTAGCGCCGACACCGACGATTTGGAGGACGGTCTCGCCAATGTGCGCGGCGCCGTCGGCTCGGTGACGCCGGACCTCAAGAAGCTCTCGGAGAGCGTCAGCGACGCCGCGCAAAAAGCCGCGCCCGCGACGGCGGCCTTTTCGCGCATGTCGGTCGCCATCGGCGACGGCCTGACCGGCGCGTTGCGGCCGGCTTCCGCCGCCTTGGGGGGGGCGCTCGGCGACGACGCCGGCGCCGCCAAGAAGCGCATCGACGACGAGATCAAGGCGCTGCAAGAATCGCTGGCGATCAAGAAGACGATTTTCGACGGCGAGGCGAAGCTCAAGAACATCAGCGAGGGCGAAAAAATCGCGTTCGTGAGGGCCGCGACGCAGGAGGAATACGAGGCGCAACGCGCTTTGCTGGAGCAGGAGGCGGGGCTCGCCGATCTGAGCGTCAAGCAAAAGGAGGCGGCGCTGAGCAAGATCAGGACGCTCGAAGCGACGCATCAAAAGCAGATACTGCAACTCGCCTACCAGGCCGCCGAGGAGCAGGACAAAATTTGGCAGGGTCTCGCGAGCAAAATCGGCTCTTCGATGAGCTCCAGCATCATGGGGTTGTTGCAGCACACGACGACCTTTCGCGAAGGCGTGCGCCAAATGGCGGTGCAGGCGACGCAATATTTCGTCAATATGGGCACGCAATGGGTCGCCAGTTTCGCGATGAACATAGCCAAGAACGTCGCGACGCATGTGATGGGCGAACAGGCGATGACGGCGGCGACGCAACTCGGCGTTTCCGAGCGCACGGCGAGCGAGGCGGCGGGAAGCGTCGCGGACCTCGCCGGCAAAGTGGCGGCGGTGATCAAGAGCATCATGGCGTCGTCGGCCGAGGCTTTCGCCGGCGTGTTCGGCTTCATGGCGCCGCTGCTGGGGCCGGCCGCGGCAGGTCCGGCGGATGCGGCGCAGGCGACCGTGGCGGGCGCGGCCAGCATTGCCTCCTTCGACATCGGCGCCTGGAACATTCCGCAAGACCAGCTCGCGATGGTGCACAAGAACGAACTGGTGATGACCGCGAGTCAGGGCGACGCCTTCCGCAACCTCGTCAACAATGGCGGCGCGGGAAGCGACCCCGCGCCGAGCGTTCACGCGCCGGTGAACTTCCATGTCCACGCGCTCGACGCTCAGGGCGTCGCGAGCTTCTTGCAAGGCAATGGCCGCGAGATCATGAAGGCGGTCGGCCGCCATGTGCAGGACGGGCTGCACCTTGGCGTGCGGGGACTGAATCCGACGTGAGCCGGCAATTCGCGCTCACCTCTTGAGCGGTCGCCGCTCGATTGGCGCGGGCGGCGCGTGTGAGTAGTTTCCGCTTCTATCCCCGCCATATCCCGCGCGCTATGCTGCATCCGCCGCCAGCGTTCGAACACTCCGCGACGGAACATTTACTTTTCTTTTGAGGAAACGCAAACGTGACACGACATTGGTGGCTTTGGGTCGTCTATCTGGCGATTTTTATCGTGGTGGGCGCGGGTCATTGCGTTTGGTTCGCGGCGACTCTCGATCCGGCGATCGGGTCGCGGTTTGGCGCCGCCTTGACTGCTATAGGCGTCATCGTGACGGCGCAACCGTTCTTTCGCACCGGATTTAAAGACGCCGTTGATCGTCAGATGCCCGAGGGTGTGGTCGAAGCGGTAAGCCGTCCGCTTGCCGCCCAGCCTCTCGCGGGCCACTCGCCCGCGCATTTGCTCAAGCAACAGAGAGAAGCGCACAAGGTCGCGCGCCCTGGCGTCGTGCACGATGTCATAGCCGAACGGGTGATTGGCGTCGCGCTCATATTCTTTGGAACACTCGCGCACGGCTATGGCGACTTGCCGTTGAAGTGGCTGGGATTCACGGGGAACTGACCTGACGACTCGCTGCTCGCTTTCGCAAGGCGCGCGGCGGCTCGCGTCCGCATGCGCATTTCCGAGGCCGGACGCGGCATGCCCGTCCTTTGCTTCCTCGCCCCGCGTCTCTGACGACCATTCGAGGCCCGCATGACCTTCCCCTATCTCTCCGCGATTAACCTCATCCCCGCGTCGGGCGAGTTCGTCTACGACACCGTGGCGTATAGCGGCGAGCCGCCGGGCTCTTCGACCTTCACGCCGATCAACACCTATCACGCGCCTGGCGGAACGCGCACGGACGTTATGTTCGCGCTCGATCAGTTGCAGGCGACGCTGCCCAATTGCGAGAGCGTCGCGCTGGTCGTGCAATGGCTGGGGAACTCGCTCGACGCCTCGACGTGCCAGGTCTATCCGGCGACGACCTATCTCCTTAACGGCGCGGTCGGCGCCTTCGAGCCGACGGCGGGTGGAACGGATTCGTGGCGCGTCTCAGACGTGACGCTCGCCACATCCGGCCTCATTCCGATCAGCCGGCCCGACGGCGTTCACGCCGTTTACGGCGGCACGCCCTCCGATCAATCGGTCGTGCGCTGCATCGCGGAGCTTAAAGATCGCGGCTTCAAGGTCGCGCTCTATCTGATGATGAACATGGACGTGACCGGCAAGCCGTGGCGCGGCCTCGTGACCTATTCGCCCGATGTCTCCAGCGCCGCGACGACGGTGGCGAATAATTTTCTGGGAACCGCCGCGACCTCGCAGTTCACGCGCGACGCGACCAATCTCACCGTGCATTATTCGGGCGACGTGCTCGACTTCACCTATCGCCGCTTCGTGCTGCATTACGCCAATCTCGCGGCGCTCGCGGGCGGCGTCAATCTCTTCGTGTTCGGCTCCGAGCTGCGCGGGCTCGAGGCGATACGCGGCCCCGCCTGGACGCCCGCCGGCACGACGGACGGAAGCGGAAACGCGGTGTGGGATTATCCGTTCGTCGCCGGGCTCGTCACGCTGGCCAATGATTGCCGCTCGGTGTTCGACGCGGCGGGTTTCACCAAGAATCTCGCGGCGCGCGAAAACCTCATCACCTATTCCGCCGATTGGTCGCAATGGATGGGCGCGCAGCACGCGGGCGTAACGGGAATCTTTCCGCATCTCGACACGCTGTTCGCGTCATCCAACATCGATTTCGTGTCGATCGACAATTACATGCCGTTGTCGGACTGGACCACCGGCGACGGCGGTCTCGACGCGCGAAACTGGCGTCTGCCGGCGCCTGCCTCTTGGCCGCTCGCCAGTCCGACGACGCTCGGCTTTGGCCTCACCGGCGCGCCGGACGTTCATCGGCTCGACTATCTGACCGCCAACATCGAGGGCGGCGAGAAATGGGGGCAATTCTGTACCCTAACCTACATGTTTTGTCCGCAACATATGGTGTGCGCGTCACCGCAAACGGAGCGCATCTCTGCCCTCTAAATCTAGTGGCGCGCCCTGCGCTATCCGGCGCGGAACCGCGCGGAATCATATGCCGTTGATAGGGTTGGATTCGTGATCAGGATTGGTCGCGGGGGCGCATCGCGCTGCGCGGAAACGT